AAAATATCAGCGGCCTTTCATAGGTGGTTACAGGTGACGAAAAGTCTGCCCCACCCCACTGAATTTGCGTACCGCTGCCTGGCCCCTGAAATCCGATATTGAAGTTCCCGCTGTAGCGCACAGTGAGCACTCGGTTTATCGCATCGATCTGCGTTTTTACGGCATTGTTGAAAGCCCGAATACCATAACTTCCAGGCGCAGAGAATGGCTCACCACCCTGCGACAGGATCATCACTTGCCATTGACTGCTGTATGGCTGTCGCAGCTGCAAAGTACCTGTCGAGTACCACGCCTGCGGCGAAGAAGTATTCTCCCCAAGGTTCTGCAGGGTATCGACCACCACGAATGACTGGGCCTGAATCTCAGGGATCGAAATGTACTGATCGAACGCCCCGTTGCCGGTCACCTGCATCATTTTCAGCGAGCGAATCGGCGTGATCGTGGTGTCTAGCGTAACGGCCCCGGACGCATCCCGCGTCCGGAGTCCATATTGCACAGCCATCAGGTCATCCTCCCCAGAGCCGCGCGCTCTATGTTGTTCAGGTCGTAGACGTAGATGCCGCCGTTGTTGATCAGCGTTGACCCGTTTCCGTCCTGACCGCGAAGGGTGAAAGTACCGTTCACCATGTTCAGCTCGATCAGTGGCCGACCTTGGGAGTCGACCGCCTGGGAGCGGAGTGTCATCCCAAGAATTATCTGCTGGATGAACGCCGTATTGATGAATGCTTGATTTATGAATACCTGCCCGCCCTGAACAACGAATGGCGAGGACAGCGTGCCGTTGATGTTGTTCACAACTGCGAACCGGTCAGCAGACACAAGGAACGAACTTTGTAGGCCTGCTGGACCGTTCTCTATGCCAAGGCCGATGCCGGCAGCCACGTACTGTCCCTGAGCATTCAATTGCATCTTGACCGACCACATTGCGCTGGCCTTGCCCTCGAAGTTGGCCTGGGCCTGGCTTACCGTTTGCACTGCTGCGTTGGTCTCGCCTACCTTGGCATCTAGCGTTTCCGAGCTTCGTGCCAGAGCATCTGTTTCGGTCGTCCGAACCATCGACTCGCGGGCGATTGCCGCGGTGGAGCCCCACAACTTCAGGGCGCCGGCTAGCTCGCCCTCGGCGTCGTCATCGCGTGACGAAGCGCGAAGAACCTGCACACTCTGGGCGGTGGATTCGACCTTGCCATCAACCTCCTCGATCTTGGTCGTGTTGGTCTGGACCTGCTGGGCCAGGCCGTTGGCCGATTCGATGGACTGGCCAACATCGATCCAGAACGCCACGTTGGGCGGGGTATTGGCGCCGCTCGGGTCAGCCGGAACATCGTGCACCGCCTGGTAGATCCGGCCATCGACCACGACCATCTGGCCTTCCTCGTAGGCCGCGTTTTTGTCGTAGGCCTTCAGCCCGTCCAGGGCGTCGATCTGGTCCTGTAGCCCGTCGATCTTGTTCTTCAGCTCCTCGCCGAGCATGGACTCGTCGATTTCGCCGGAGATCATGTCGAGGATGGGGCCGGGGTCGGTCTGGGCGATACCCTGTACGGCCGTCGGCGGCACCGGGAAGAAAGGACCAATGTTTCCAGTCCGGTCGACCAGGCGCGCCCAGAAGAAAAACGACGCGCCGGCGGCCAGGCCAGACATAACGTGTTCCGACTGCGGATAGGCCAGGTCTGCCAGCTTTGTGGCGCTGGTCAGGTCGTTGATCGAGTTGCTCCAGATCTCCGTGCGCTGGGTGTCCTCGGCGCCGGGCGGCATGCCCCACTTCAGGCGAATAGCGAAGATCTCGCTGGCCGCCGTGAGGAATGTCACCGCAGGCGGCGTACCCTCCTTGCCTTTCAGATCGGTGAGCACGGAGCTGCGCCAGGTCGACGTGATGTCGAAGGCGCTGACGGCACGCACGCGGGCCAGGTACTGGCCGGCGTAGATGCCAACTACATCGACCGACGCGGTGCCGGTGCGCTGCAGCCTGATCCAGTTGCCGCTGTCCTTGCGCCACTCCACGTCGTAGGCCACGGCCCCTTCTACGGCGGGCCAGGCAATGGTCATCGTGCTGACGGCCAGGCCCTGGGCAATCGCGTAGTCGGACGTCAGGGTCACGCTTGCGGGCGGCGGCACGGTCGTCACCGGGATGACGCTAATTGGCCGCTCCTCGAGTTTCGCGCCGGTGTCGATAGCCGCGAACTTGCTCGGGTTGAACTCCAGGCCGGTAATCTCGTACTCGCCCTCGGCGGTGCGCGAGGTCTTGAGCACGCGGAACAGCTGGATGGCCAGGTCGTCGGCGTCGATGGCCCACTGCAGCTCAGGCTCCGGCTGAACGCTGTAGGTCGTGGTCACGGTCACCGCGCGGCCCGCCACGGACTGTACCGTGCGGCCCTGGGCGCTGCCGTTGGGCAGGTTGATGATCAGCCGGTCGCCGGCCTTGATCTGCGTGTCACGGTCCAGGGTCACGACGCGGCCCGCTGCCGCCGAAATCCGTCCACCATTGGGCCGGCCAGACAGCAGCTCATCAGCTACAGGGATGACGTGACCAGGCAGCGGAATGCGTCCCTCCATGCCGGTCTTGAAGGTGACGGTGCGATCCTGGTTGTTGCTCAGCAGCGCCCACTTGCCGCGGCGCTGGGCCTCAGAGGCGCGGGTGCAGCCGATGGCCGAGATCTCAATGGGCCGGTCCTGGTACCGCCGCTGCAGCGCCAGGTCGGTGACCGGGATCACGTCGGTGTCGTAGTTGTTCCCCGGGTTGTCGTAGCTGACCAGGGCACGGCTGTAGTGCGTGCTGCGCTCGGCGCCGCCGTACGTGAACTCGCCGTCGATGACGTTCGCCCGGGTGAACACGTAGTCGAAGTCCTGCGCCCGGGGCATGTCGGCTTGCATGAACAGCGCGCCCTGCGCCCAGTACACCATGCCCCGGTAGATGGCCGACAGGTCGCGCAGCAGCGTCCAGGCCTCCGCCTTGGCCTGCAGGTTCATGTCGCACAGGAACCGCGGCTCCTGGCCCCCTACCCCGTCCGGCACCAGCTGGTCGCAGTACTGGGCGATGCGGTACATCTCCCACTTGTCGACCATCCACGACTTAATGCGCTTGCCCAGGCCGAACCGGTCCTCGACGCACAAGCCATAGGTGACGAAGGCGGGGTTGTTGGTCCAGGCCTGCTTGAATGTGCCGTCCCAGGTGCCGGTGTAGGTGCGGGCGATCGGGTCGTAGTTGGTCGGCACCGGCCAGCGGCGCGCCTTGCACTTCACAGTCACCGACGGGATGTTCTGGAACTGCTCGGCGTCGAACTCGATGTAGAGCAGCGCGGTGTTCGGGTAGCGCAGCTTCTGGTCGATGATCTCGGTGTAAGCCGCGATGGTCATCGTGTCGGCAATGGCGCCGGTGTTGGCGTTCGGCGTGAGGCGCCTGGCACGGATCACCCAGCCAGAGGTTGCCGCCGGGAGGTCGACGCGCACAGAGCGCTGATAGCCGTTGCTGGTCTTGCCGCTGACCGCGTTCCGGTGCGCCTCGACGAAGGCGCCGCCGTCGGTAGCGATGTCGATGGCGTACTCTATGGTGTAGCCGTTGGTGTCCCCAGTGTTCGGGTCCTGCTGGAGCAGGCGCGGCCACGAGAAGCGCAAGCGCACGGCCGACAACTGAGTGTTGCTCAGCGCCCGGGTCCACGGCTGATCACTGCGCAGTTCCACGCCTACCGACGTCTCGCTCTCGATCGCTGGAATGCCCTGAATATAGTCCTGTTCCACGGTGCCGCGGCGCCACTCCCACTTCACACCCGGGAAGTTCACGTTGCCGCTGACGTCCATGATTGGGGTGTTGTCGAGGTAGATATCGCGGTCAGTCGGGGTACCGTCGAACTCGCCCTCGCCAACGGCAAGCAGGATCTTGGCGATGTTCGTGGAGCGAAGGCTGTCCGGGGCCTCGTAGGGCGCCTTGGGCTTCTTCTCGCCGCCCTTGGCGCCGGTGACGGCAGGTTGAAGTGCTGCGCCCATGCTTTCCTCCGGGCAAGAAAAAGCCGCCCGTAGGCGGCCTGGTGACAGTTCAGTCGCTACGCCTTGTCTTCGGCGTAGACGGATGCGGAGATGATTGCCCCGCCCCACCGGCGATCACCGATACAGATCGGAACTGGGTTGCCGCTGGCGGTGGTGTTATTTGCGCTGCCGAAGGCATAGGACGGCCTGTTCTCCGGCGCTGCGCTCTGCGACAGCCCCTTGGCTTGCGGGCTGAGCATCTGGATGACGCCACCAAGCGCCATGGCCGCACCGATCTGCATCGCCCACGCCTGGCCTGTAACAGCACCTGCAACCACCATGACCACGCCGACAATGGTCTGCAGCAGGCCTCCGCGCTTGCTTCCGCCGATCACCGGCACGATCCGCAGTTCGCGGACACCGCCGCGCTCGAAGTCGGCGAGACCGACGTTCTGCCGGTTCCGGAACACGGCGAAGCGCAGGCCCATTCCATCCAGGCGTCGGACCTCTTCCTCAAAGCCGGCCAGAGTAGCCTTCAAGGCCTTGAACACCTCCCAGGTATCTCCACTGTCGAGTTGTCGGCGGTGGGTGCGGCCGAACTTCTGGGCCAGTGAGCCGGACAGCTTGATGGTCGTCATCGACTGGTAGGCAATTGCGCTCATCGGGCCTCCTTGTGGCGCAGGATCAGGCGGGCCCGGTCATGCCATGGGCCGCCGTAGATGATCACCTCGGACGGCCTGCCGTACAGGTGGTGCAGCAGGAAGGGGCCAGGGCCGTACAGGTCAGCTTCCTCGCCGGGAAGCTTTGGATCGCCGCCAAGGTAGATCCCCGCGTGGTTCGGGTGCACTGTCCGGCCCACGGCCATGACGATCATGTCGCCTCGCTCTGGACGGTCTACCTGGTAGAACCCGGCAGCCTCATATGCCTGCTCGTACAAGCTCGGGCCGGCGGCCTGCTCCCACCAACCGTCCTCACGGGTGTAGGGCAGGAAATCCAGGCCCCACTCGCGCCGGTACCAGTCGGCACAGACCTGCCAGCAGTCCCAGGCGCCGTGCACGAAGGGCCGGCCCAGAAGCGGCGTATCGCCGGTTGGAGTTATCGTCCGCAGGTCGCCCTCCGGCCACGATAGTATGTGCCATGGCAGCCCCGTGGCCTCGCACATGGCCAGGTCCCGCGGCGAAGGCCTGCTGGTGGCGTCCGGGTGAGAGTGCACGATGCCAATCACCTGGCCCTGGTCTTCCGCCTCGGCGTACTGCTCCGGCGCGATGCGGAATTCTTCGGTCGGCTCGGTGGCCACGTTGATGCAGGGGAAGTACACCTGCTTGCGGCCCACGGCCAAGAGCAGTCCGCAACACTCGCGCGGATACTCCGCCGCGGCGTGCTGCTGCACGGCGGCGAGGATATGTTTCAGCATGATCAGCTCCTGGCGATCAGGGAGACGGCTGGGAAGCCGCCGAAAGGCAGCTGGTTGCCCTGGCCAAAGCGCGCAACACACCCGGTATCCAGGCAGCCGTTGCACTGGTCCTTAGCGGGGTCGTCAGTGGGGTTTCCGTCGAAATCGAAGTACGGCCCGGTGTAGCCGCAGTTCGGCCCGCGGTATCCGTTGGTCATGGACCAGTGGCAGAGCTGGGTCATCTGGCGGCCGATGCTCTCGCCGCCCACATCGCCAGGGCTGGCCAGCTCCCACGACACCGTGGCACCGTTCTCCGACACCTTCTGGTCGATGTACCAGACCTCTGCGCTCTCTTGGGTAGGATCCGCCTCCGGGTTGCCGGCGGGGAAGTTCGCCGGGTCCAGGTAGCACTTCAGCGTCTGCCTGATCGTCAGCTTGAACTCGAGCAGGTTGTCGAAGGCCAGGCACAGCGCCGTGATCCGGCCATTGACGTTCCCGACCGAGATCGTCGGCCGCACCGCGGTACCGTCCGAGTTCGCCTCAATGCCCTCGATCTGCATCGGCCAGGCGTCGTACTCGTTGCCCTGCCACCATATCGACTTGGCCGGCAGCTGGTCGGCATCCGCGCCGGCCGCCGCCAATTCCGCGGGCGAGTGCGGTATCGCATGCCCATGGAAACGCAGAATGTCGGCGCCCCAGTCCGAGCCGTCGAGCTCGAACAGCAGCACCTCGCTGCCCGGTTGAAGCAGCTGGATGTCTTTGATCAGTGACATGGTGATCCTTACGGGTGGAAGGCCCGCTGGAAGGTGGCTGTGACCTTGAATTGCTCGCCGCCCATGGGGGTCGGCTTGGGATCAACACAGGTGAACAGGCCCAGCTCGCCGAGCGGGGTGCTCCAGAGGAACGCCTTCGCGCCGGCGTGCCGGTCGAAGAAGGCCATGACCTCCAGCACCCGCGACTTCCTGCCGGTGATGGTCACCGGGTAGCTGTCTTCCTTGTTGTTCGGGCCGTCGCCAACGACCTGTCGGTATCCACCGCCGAAGCGAGACGCCCGCACCCGGTACTGGATATCGGGGGTCTCGCCGCGCTCAGTAGCCCAGCGGAAGGTTTCAATGGCCATCAGGTTCTCCGCGTTGTGTTTCGATGGCTGATCCCGCCTGGCCGCCAAGACTCTGCGACGGCCTTCTGGGCAGCGATTTCCATCTGCTTCTGCATGTTCTGCTGTAGCAGGCTCTGGTCCAGCTCCATCCCCTCGCCACTCCTATCAGGGACGCTGATGTTCACGGGCGCATTGACTGAGATGGACGTGGAGCCACCGGCGCCAGATCCGCCTACAGCGCGCACCCCAAGGTTTCCATCCGGCGCCCGGGTCAGCGGCATGATCGCCTCCGGCCCCGCTTCACCGAACACGCCTGCCCCCTTCGCGAACGCGAAGAACTGGGGCGAGCTGTGCACCTGGTTGCTGAAGTGGGACAGGCTCGGCGAGTCGTACACTCCGCCCTTGGCATTGGGCACAAAAGAGCCCTCGCTGAACCCCGTCATGGTTCCCTCGCCCACCGGCGAAGCGCCACCGCCGAAGAACCCGCCGATGGCCGACCCAAACAGGCTGCCGGCGATGCCGGTGATCGCCTGCCTGGTCGCAATCCTGGCCATATCCGCCAGCACCGACTTGGTGAAGTCCGCGAACGAAAATTTGCCGGTCATGGCGAAGTTCACCACCGAATCCTCCATCGAGCTGAATGCATTGGTGAACAACGATCGAGTTTGCCCAGCGACGTCCCTGGCCTGATCCAGATAGTTCTGGAAAGCGGAAGACGCGCCTTTCCGCCAGTTGCCCTGGGCCTCTGTCATAGCGTCGTAGTTGGCGATGGTGGTTTCCTGCAGGTCCCGCTCGGTCTTGTTCAATGCCGCCAGCTTCTGGTTGTACTCGTCGAGGCTCATTCCACGTGAGCCGTCGCCGTACTGGTTGGCCAGGTCCAGGCGCTGCTGGTTCATGCGGTCGGTGATGCCGTTCTGCTGGTCCTGCAAGGCGCGCTGGCGGTCGCCAAGGCCCAGGCCATCGGCAGCTCGCTGCC